ATACGTGATGGCGGCCCTCAAGCAGCACCCGGACATCATCGACCGCATCAAGTACACCCAGCGCGGCATCGTGACCGAGGACCTCATCGCCACGCTGCTCGACGTGGACGAGCTCTACGTCAGCTACGCGACGGTCGCCTCGGGTCCGCAGATCAACGACTCCGTCCAGCAGGACGCGGCCGCCACGTACGACTTCATCGGTGGGGCGACCAGCGTGCTGTTCGCCTACGCGCCTCCGGCGCCGTCGCTGATGACGCCGAGCGCGGGCTACACGTTCACCTGGCGCGGCTACCTGGGTGGCAACGCCCAGGGCGTGCGGGTCAAGCGGTTCCGGATGGAGCACATCGCCTCCGACCGCATCGAGGCCGAGCAGACCTACGACATGAAGGTGGTCAGCCCCGACCTGGGCCTGTTCCTCTCCAACGTCGTGGCCACCCCGGCTGGCGGCTGAGCCAATGCCTAGCCGGCAGCTGCCGACGTCGTTCACTGCGACCCGGCAGCTCAACCTGGGCGGCACGATCTACGCCGCCGGTGCGGCCATCCCGACTGCGGTGGTGGCTGGCATCCGGCGCGCGTCGGCGCTGCTGTCCCGGCGCTGGATCGTGCCGACGCCTGAGACGTACCCGCGGCACGGCATCAACAGCAACAAGCCGGCCCCGACAACGCTCGGTGCAGAAGAGCGTCGGGCGCTGGGCGGCTGATGGCAGGCACCAAGGCTGGCGCTGCGAAGCGTCGGGCCGTCCGGACCACTCCCTCCGCAGAGGTGGTTCGGGCGGCCCTGCCGCCTGCCGCGCAGTACGAGGTAGGCCGCCGGCCCCTCCTGCACGACGGCCTCCTGCTGCAGCCCGGTGACCCGGTGCCGGGAGCCGAGAACTGGCCACGGGTCGAGTCCTGGGAACGGTCCGGGCGGATCGTCAAGCGATAGGGAGAGGGCATGACCACTCCTGCTGTCGCCACCTACTCCGGTGACCCTGCTGCCAGCGACCTCGATGAGGTTCGCTTCCTGATCCAGGACACCGACGTCAACGCGCCGCTGCTGACCGACGTCGAGCTGCGCTACCTGATCGCCAAGTGGGGCGCGCTCTACCAGTCGAACCTGTATGTGGCGGTGGCCGCGGCGCTGGCGGTGGCGGCCAAGTACGCCGGCATCACCGACATCAGCGCGGACGGGGTGAGCGTCAGCTCGGCCAACCTGTCCCAGCAGTACCGCGAGCTCTCAGCCAGCCTGCTGACCCAGTTCAACGCCGAGGGCGCGGTGGGCGGCGAGATCGACATCACCAACCTGCTGGCCGACTCCTCCTACGACTACACCATCGACCCGCTGGAGTTCTCGATGCGGCTCGATGACAACCCGCGGGCCGGGCGGCAGAACTACGGTGGCTACACCCGCGACATGATCAACGTGTCCTACGACGAGGTCATGTGGGAGCAGCTGGCGTGAGCGCGATGGCCGGCATCGTCAAACGCAGCACCGACCTGGCTGTGCTGCGGGCCCGGGCGTATGCCGAGGCGAACATGCAGTCCACGGTGACCATCGCTCGGCGCAGCAAGCCGGTCTTCGACCAGACCACCGGCCGGCTCGCCCCTGGCGCCCCGACGACGATCTACACCGGCATCGCGCGCATCTACGACGTCACCGGCGGCACGATGATGCTGCTGGGCGAGGACCCGCAGTACGTGCGCAGCTCGTTCGTGTCGATCCCGATGAGCGCGCCGGTGCCGCAGGTCGATGACGTCGTGGAGGTAACCGCGCACCCCGACCCGGCGCTGATCGGCAAGTTCTTCAAGATCACCGACGTCAGCGCCGGTGGCCAGCTGCCGGCCGCGCGGCGGCTGTCGGTGCAGGGCGTCGAGGCCAGTCCCGGGGTCACGCCGTGACGCGCGCCAACGTCTTCTACCGCGGGCTGCTGACCAACGCCCTGGTGGATCACCTGACGGCGGCACTGACCGGCAAGCTGTTGGTCGGCGACGGGATCGCACCCGAGAACGGCGGCTGGGCCGGTGGACAGGCCGGCAGTGGCGAGTTCGTGGCCTACATCGTCCTCAGTGGCCGGACGGCGACGCCATGGAACGCCGAGCCCATCCGCGGTGGGCAGGGCTCCTGGCGGGCCACCTACAGCGTCCTGTATGCCGGTGGGGACCGCCAGCAGGCGGACTGGTCGGGCGACACCAGCCGCGAGGCGGTGCAGTCCTTCGCCGGTACCCGGCTCGACCTGAACGGGCAGTGGGGCGTGCTGAACGTCGAGCACGAGCTGATCGGGCCACTGACCCGCAACGACCAGGTGAACCCGCCGTACTGGGAGGCGACCGACTCGATCGTGCTCTCGCTGGAGGTCGGGCGGTAGTGCCCTCACCTCTGTACCGTCCCAGCCAGACAACCTGACGAGGAGCGCTCCATGAAGGTCATCCCCAACGAGAACAGCTGGGTCGGCTTCCGGCCGACCACCCAGCTGATCGTCTCGCCGTTCACGGTCACCCCGGGCGTCGTCACTCCGGCCTCCCCGTCGCTGGCCACCGAGATCACGCCAGCGGTCGACCTGACCGGCTTCCTCATCTCGATCACGGCGAACACGACCGGCAACACGGTCCCTACGCCGACCCTGAAGACGCTGTTCGAGACCTCCATCGCGGGCACGGCCGGTGCGCAGTTCAGCGCCGACTTCTACCGCGACGACCAGGCCGACCTGGCCTGGAGCACGCTGCCGCGCGGCACCAAGGGCTTCTTCCTGATCAGCCGCTTCGGCGGCCAGGGCCCGTCTGCTCAGCCGGCGCTGGGCCAGAAGGTCGAGGTCTGGCCGGTGCGGGTCACCAGTCGGTCGGCGTCGGCGATGACGTCCAACACGGCCGAGACCTTCACGGTCACCTGTTCGGTGCCGTCCGAGCCGGTGGAAGACGCGGTCGTCGCCGCGTAGGTCCCCTGCTAGGTACGAGGTCGTGCTAGGGCTACCATCCCGGCATGACGACTCAGACAATCAGTGACGGTCCGGCCTCTGCTTCCCTGGAGGCCGGGCCTTCGCTGTCTCCGGAGGCAGCCAAGCTGATCTCCGACGAGCGCCGGCGGCCGGCCACCTTCGCCGACCTGGTGAAGAAGAAGCGCCGCGAGGCCGAGGTCGTGATCGCCACCGTGGGCGATGACAACGAGAGCCTGGAGCTGGTGCTGCGCTACCGGGCGCTGTCGGCCAAGGAGTTCGACGACCTGGTCGCCAAGTACCCGCCCTCGGACAAGCAGAAGCGGGAGGGGCTGAACTACAACCCCGACACGCTCGGCCCGGCGCTGGTCAGTGCGGTGTGCATCGACCCGCTGCTGACCTACGACGAGGCCAAGCAGCTCATCGAGAGCCCGGACTGGTCAGCCGGTGAGGCGGCCACCCTGACCGGGGAGGCCCTGCGGGTCTGCCAGACGGCGGCCGGCGTCCCTTTCACCGTCAGCGGCTGAGGTACGACCAGTCGTTCAAGTTGGAGATGGCCTACTGCCACGAGAAGGCCATCCCGCACAGCGTCTTCCTCGAGCAGTGGAGCCCTGAGGACCGGGACAAGCTGTTCGCGTACGCCTTTGAGAAGGCGACCCAGTGCGTCTGCGGCACCTCGGAGTGGGAGTGGGAAGAGAACCCCTACGCCTACACCGCGACCGTCCAGACCTGCCAGGGCTGCCAGCTCAAGGAGAACAGCCGCGACGGTGAACTGCCCGCTGGCGCGTCGATAGTCCTGGTTCCGGCGGCTCAGGCTGCGATGATGCACGAGCAGCCCAAGCGGGGCGTGCGGCGACGGAGGACCCAGGATGGCTGACCCGTACGGCTTCGGCCAGACGCTGGGCTACACCCAGCAGCTGCAGGCGTCCATGGCCGGGCTCACCCAGCAGTCGCACCTGGCCTCAGCCGCGCTGCGCACCGCCGGCTGGGTGACCGGCGTCGGGGCGATGAGCAAGTTCAGCCAGGCCGCCGCCGATGCCTCCACCAACCTGGCCGGGATGCGCGCGACCGCGTCGGCCTCTGGGCAGTCCTTCAGCGCACTGGCGACGCAGGCCGACCGGCTCGCCCGCAGCTTCCCGATCGGCAACGCCGGTGCCCGCCAGCTGGTCAGCCAGCTGCAGGGCCTGGGCATCACCGCGGTGCAGTCCGAGCAGCGCATCGGCCTGCTCGGGGACGCGATGGTCAAGCTGTCGGCGGCGACCGGCGCCCCGATCCAGCAGATCACCGCCGGGATGGCGCAGCTGAGCCGCTCGTTCGGCGACACCGGTCTGGACCCGACCCGGATCACCAAGATGGGCGACGTCCTGACCACCCTGCAGGCCAAGGTCGGCGGCTCGGCGCAGGGCATCCTGGCCTTCTCCCAGGCGATCGCCCCGATGGCCAAGCAGGCCGGCATCGGTGAGTCCGGCGTGATGGGCATCTCGGCCGCCTTCGGCAAGATGGGCCAGGACGGCACCTACGCGGCCACCGCCGTCACCAAGATCCTCGGCGACATGAACCGGGCGGTCCGCGACGGCACACCGGACATGGCGGCGTACGCCAACACGGTCGGGATGACCGTCGCCAGCTTCAAGCAGCTGTTCGAGGCCAACCCTGCCGAGGCGCTCACCCGGGTCACCGAGGCGATCGGCTCGAGCGGCAGCACCGGCCAGCGCACCCTGGATGCCCTCGGCCTGGACGGCACCCGCACCCAGAACGCGCTGCTGTCGATCTCCGGCTCCGGCGGGCTGCGGTCGGCGATCGCCACCGCTACCGGGGCGTACGGCAACGACAGCACCGCCAAGGCCGCTCAGACCGCCATGGCGGGCGTCAACGAAGCACTGGCCAAGCTGCAGGCGCAGAGCGAGCAGACCACCGAGCGGCTCGGCGGCCCGCTGCTGCGGCCGTTCGAGCTGATGGCAGAGGCCATCACGATGGTGCTCAAGCCGCTCAACGCCATCGTCGGGTCCGGCATCGGCCAGAAGATGGTTGAGTTCGGCTCGCTGCTGGGCGTGGCGATGCTGGTCGTACGCCGCTCGATTGCCGCCGGCACCGCGGTCGGGGTGGCCCGGATGGGCGCGACGTCGGGCTTCATCCAGGCGGCCCGCGGCGGGGCGGCGCTGGGCGGCGCCGGGCCGGAGGGCATCGCGGCCGGCCGCAACGTCTTCGGCGCCACCCGCTGGACCGGCGCGCGCTACGTCGGGCAGCTGCGCGATGAGAACGTCAACACCGGCATGTTCACCGGGATCAACACCCGGATTGCCGGCTTCACCGAGGGCTACGCACAGCAGCGGATGGTCAACGCGGCGTACGCGGAGAACGTGGCCCGCAGCCGGATGGGCAACGCCGGCTACGAGACCCAGATGGCCGCCAACCAGGCGCGGCAGGCCGAGCGGGCCGGGATGGGCGGCTGGGGCCGATTCCGCAGCAGCATCGGCGTGCTCGGCCACTACGGCTCGCTGGCGGCCGAGGGCTACGCGCGCAGCAGCGCCGAGCTGCCGTTCCTGGGCCGCACCGCAGACCCGACCGAGCGGGTCGGCGGCCTGACCACCGGCCGCGGCCTGCTCAAGGGCGTCGGCAGCGACATGGGCACCGCCCTGAAGGAGGGCTTCAAGACCGGCGGCGTCACCGGCGCGCTCAGCGACTTCGCCAAGGTCACCCGGGCGGCGAACGACTCGCTCAAGGACACCGCGGTGGCCGGCTCGAGCTTCAGCCGGGTGCTGCGGGCCGGGGTGATGCCGGTGGCACAGGCCGGTGGGATGCTCGGCAGCGCGGCCTGGGGCGGCGCCAAGGGCCTGATCGGGATGCTCGGGCTGCCTGGCATGGCCATCGGCGCAGCCACCGCGATCGGCACCACCGCCTGGCAGACCCACCAGGCCGACCAGGCCGCGCGCAAGGCCGACGACACCCGCATCTCCAACATGAGCACCACCGATGTCATCGACTCCTACCGGGACTCGATCGGCAAGGCGACGGCCAACACGGTGACGATGGCCGACGAGATGATCCGGGTCTCCAAGGTGCTCAACACCAGCGCCCTGTCGATCTCGGGCACCACCAAGCTGACCAAGGACGAGCTTGCGGCGGCCAACGACACCCGCGGCAAGGTGATCAACCGCTACAGCGGCTCGGCCGGCCAGATCGCGGCCGAGATCTCCGGGCTGAGCATCAACGGTCTGAGCACCGGCGAGCAGAGCGCCATCCGGGTCGACCTGGCCCGCCAGATGAGCCAGCAGAAGGCCAACCAGGTCATCGCCTCCACCGACTGGACCGGCAAGAGCCTGCTCACCGAGCCAGGCGGCGCCGGCACGCTCAGTGATGCCTGGATCCACCAGCGGGTCGCCCAGACCGCCAAGACTTACGCCCAGGTCGGTGATTCGCGCAACCTGTGGGACCAGCTCGGCGGCGCTGGCTACCAGAGCGGCGACGGCATGTGGGGCACCAGCGCCCACCTGCGCAAGGGCACCCAGAAGCAGGTGGACGAGGTAACCCAGCTGATGGGTCAGAACTACGACGCCCAGAACCTGCAGTACGGCCAGGCGTACGCCATGCAGGAGCGAATCCAGACCGCCAACAAGATCATCGCCGACGCGCGCCGCCAGCACGTCAGTGCCGACCAGCTCAAGTACACCGAGCAGGCGCTGAGCAAGACGATGGGCTTCGGCGATCACCAGTTCAGCTACGGCGACTACGGCAGCGGCGCGAACCGGTACGGCGGCAACGTCCAGTTCTCCGACCTGCTCTACAAGAACGACAGCGGCTACCGCGACGTCGTCAACAGCCAGGGCATCAGGGGCAGCCAGGTCTCCGGCGGCCTGGTCCCGTTGAGCCAGCAGAGCCCGCTGGCCATTGCGATGGCCCAGGTCGGTGGCGGTTACGGCGCGATGTTCGACAACACCAAGCCGACCTCGGTGACCAACTCGGTCAACGCCGCGCTCGCGCTACCCGGTGATGCCAACCTGCTCGACAAGGCCGTCAACCAGATCGTCGACGGCGCCACCAAGGCCGGCTACTCGCTCAACCAGGTAGCCGATGCCGCCGGCACCGCCGAGGCCAAGCTCAACGGTGACACCACGCTGCCGGCCTGGCAGATGCAGGAGGCCGTCCGCCAGCGGGCCATGACGGTGCAGGGCTACGGCGATGCCTTCCGCGCGCCCGGCGCCAACATCGCGCTGTCGATCCAGGGTCACACGTCCGACCTGAGCAACACCGGTACTGACCCGGCCAGCGTCAAGCGCCGTCAGGACGCCCAGGCCGGGCTGGCCCAGGACGCGGCCAACCTGCGCGATCTCTACGCCCAGCGCATCCAGCAGAACCAGCAGTACAACATCCAGCTCGGCCGCAGCCAGACCGACTTTCAGACCTCGATGGGCAACCAGCACACCGACTTCCTGACCAGCCAGGCGCGCGCCGAGCAGGACTACGGCATCTCGGTGGTTCGGGCCAACCGCAACTTCAACGAGCAGGTGCTGCGCAGCGAGCAGGACTTCCACCTACAGCGCCAGCGCAGCCTGCGCGACTTCGCCCTGTCGATGACCCGCGGCGCCGAGGACGCGGCCAAGAGCATGTACGCGCCGTTCCAGCGCATCCAGGTCCAGCAGGTCTGGGACGGCCGAGCCCTGCAGGCCAACCTCGAGCAGCAGACCCAAGCGCTGGCTCTGCAGGAGCGCAACCTGCAGCGGCTGCGCAAGGCCGGACTGAGCAACCAGGCCATCCAGACCCTCGACCTGGCCAACAT